TGGCGATCTTCTTGCCATGCTCCATACCGATTTCCTTGCGGGCATCGTAGGAGGTCTGGAAGGTTTCCAGCAAAGGCAGCACGGCGCGTGCCAAGATCACCGTGTCAACGGTCAGCGTGCGCTTTGCGAAGTCGGTGCCGGTACCGTCGATAGGTGCACCGGGGGTTGCCTTCTGGAGAGTGGACTCACCAACTGCGAAGTTGGTAATGGTCGAGGTACCCTTAACAGGGCGAACAGGAATCCAGCCCTTCAGGACGGACTTGCGCTCAATGGTGGATTCCACAACGCCGGTGTACTCTTCAAGGTGCAGTGCGGAAACTGAACCAGCCGAGTTGGCTTGACCTGGGCGCACGATGTTGTAGCTGTCGTCTAGTGCCATGATGGCTCCTTATAAAATGACGGTAGAATGATGCCCGCCTACCGTCAAAGACGACAGTGGGAGAGCGGGCTTATGTACTATAGGTACCAGATCAACCTCGGTACGCAGCGCGGCGGCGTTGCAACTGCTCATACTCACGGCTACCCTCAAGGCGACCGTGGAGCTTGTTGTTCAGCGACCGCACGGCCTCTGCGTAGTCCTTGGGACTGAGGGGACCGTCACTTGCGCCGGGCACACCGCCACGGGTAGCGTTAGCCGTTGGGTCTTTCGGCTCACGGGTGACGTTGTTGGCGCGGCCATACGCGCTTACCAGATACTGCACGGCCAGCTTAGCTTGTAGGCCGCCTTGGTTCAGCAGGTTGTTAATCTCTGCCTTCTCTTCGGGGGTTGCGTTAGCACCGGCCCACTTCTGCACAGCGGCCCACTCTTCGGGACCACCAGCTTCATTGTGGACAGCTTCACGCAGAGCCTTGCTCTTAGCCTCAGTGGCTGCGACAGTTTTCTGGTAAGCCTGTTCGCCCAGTGCAACGAACTGTTCCCAGCCCTGCACACCCTTAGCAGCCAGAGTGGCTTTAAGGATAGAGAAGTCGCCAGAGGACGCGGCAACCATTGCAGGGTGGGTTGAGGGGATGCCTGCCTTACCAACGAAGTCGAGGGCTAGGTCTAGGCCAACGTCGCCGGTGGGCTCATAGACCACATCACCATCGGCATCATCCGGGACCACAGGTGCAGCAGATGCGGCGGGCTTAGCCACCTCGTCGAGCAAGACGCCCTGGTTATCAGCTTCCAGATTGTCTGGGTTCGGGTCGCTCACTGCTGGGTTTGCTTCGCTCATGGTGTTCCTTGTACTGCTGCCTCACCGGCAGCGTTAACTACGTTCTCTTCAACACGGGTTGCAGCCTGTGCCTGTTGCTTCTCAGCAAACTCAGCGTCGGTCATAATGAACCGGCTGAGGTCAATGTTGCGGCCCTGTCCAATGAACGCGCCCACCTCGTCCCACTTCATACGGGCAGCAAGGTCCGGCGGCACGTTAGTCACAGCGGCCATGTCGCCCATAGCCATGCGGAAGTTCTCAAGGTCGCCGTTACGGCTGAGGGCGTCCAAGCCTGTGACGATAGTGACTTCTAGGTCGGCACCGTCTAGCTTCAAGCCCACTGCGTCGAACAGCCACTGCGCCACGGGCTTCTGCAAGCTGCTAGCCAGCGTGGAGTACACACCGCCATAAGCTGTCTCAAGCTCGTTGGCGGTCATGCGCACTTCTTCTTGGGTGACTCGCTCCGCATCGCGGATAACGGCACTGCCCATGAGGAAGCCACGACTAACCCGGCGCTCGTACTTGTCGGCCACCGACTCGGCTACGGTAATAGCTTGGGGGTTGCCACCTTGTACGGGTTGGACATCAGCAGGCAAGCCGGGTAAGGCGTCACCGTTCTCACTATCGTTGAGGTCATCAATGCTAGTCTGTCCACCAGGGTTAACCATCCACCGCATCTCGGTGCCAAGGACTGAGCCATCGACCACAGCCTCAGACAGCGTGCTCAAAGCCTCAAGGTCGCCGCTGTACTCTTCGACCAAGCCTGTACCATAGTCAGCCTCGTCGGCCAAGTCCCACGTAAGGGCTATGTACGGTAGGCGGTCAGCAGGCCAACGGCCATCGTACTCTTTAGGGAGCCGTGTCTCGTTGACCCATTGGGTCATGGTGTAGCTGCCGTTGCTCTCACGACGTACCCACTTGAAGAAGTCCACGCGGGTGTCATCTTGGTAGCGGGTACGCATCAGCTTAACGATGGCCGGGTCAAGCTCGTCGAACTTGATCTGCTCCCGCACAACTAGGTGCATGACCTCGCCCCAGATGTTGCGCTTAACAACATAGTTCTTGAGGCCGATGGCACGAATGCCCTTCTTGTCAAGTACCATGAGTACGTTACCCGCAACCACCAGATGACGAAGCAACTGGAACAGCTTGGGTCGCTGGCCCTTGGAGTCAAGCTCCTTGATAGCCTCACGCTCACCGCTAGCCAGCATCTGCTCAAGCTGGGTCTGCGTCATCTTCAGGGCCTGAGCCTGGGCCTTGGCCTTCTTGCCTGCTTGCAACTTGGCGAACGGGCGGGAAGGTGCGAACATCGCAAGCATCAGCTTGTTGGTCAGGTGGTTGGTTGCCTGTGCCCCGATGCTCTGGTAGTCGTGTGTCTCGTCTGTGGCGTTGTTGTCGTAGCCTTCAGGGAGACACACCTTAGGGATGGTAAGAGCAGCGTACCGCTCTATCCGTGTGATAAGGCTGCGCCTCTGTCCGTCACACGCGGTCCAGAGTTCTGCGGCACGGTGGTACATCAGATGTTGACGCCAGTAGCGCCAGCCCCGATACCGAACTGCTGGCGGCGCTTACGTGCAGTACCAGCCGCGCTGTCGCCCGTGGCCTCGTCCAGCATAACCTCTGGGTTTTCCACAGGGGTCTTGAGGGCGTCAGCCGCACGGCCCTCAGCAGCGGCGCGGGCTGCTGCTGCCTCTTGTTGGCGGGCGGCTTGGGCCGCGCTCTCGCGGGCGCTAGCAGCAGCAGTCTCGGATGCCTGCCGGGTAGCCTCTGCCTGAAGGCGGGCACCCTCAAGCGCAGCCTTAGCTGCCTTGTCTGCTCCTGTGAGCTTTGATACAATCTTACCCATAGGGCCTCCTTAAATGTTAACGCCGCTGGACTCGGTGCCGATACCAAACCGGGCACGGCGCTTCTTGACGCTGCTATCAGCGCCCTGCTCTTCCAGCTCAGTCCCGCCGACACGTACATCTACGTTACCGACAGGCGCTGCGGCAGCATCTCGGGCAGCGCCCTCTGCGGCCTGCCGGGCAGCACTGAGTTCTGCTTGCCGGCCTACCTGTTCCTTACTGGCTCGAAGTGAGTTCTCGGCCTGGGTAACCTTAGCAGCTTCAGCAGCGGCCTTGTCAGCGTCAGCTTTGCGCTTAGCCGCCATAGCCTCCTTGAAGTTAATCCGACCCTTCATATCTAGCTTGCTTGCTACAGCAGCTAACCCACTCCCACCCTGCCCTACGGCAAGGAGTTTGCCAACGGTGTCCCTGTTCGCCATTAAATAACCTTGTAAAAGATTTCGGAGCATGGCTTGAATCCATGATTCCGTGATTGATAAATCCTGCTGAGCTTGTCGCTAGTGTAGCTGTTACCAACCAACACTATGTTGCAGCCTCGTACTTTAGCCAGTGCCTCAATAAAGTAAGGTATTGGGCGCAAGTTGTAGGCGGGTTGGTCGGGCAACCTGAGCACTAACTCTTCGCTGAGGACTTTGTCCCTACCGTACCAAGGCTCGAACTCGTTTACGAGAAGCAGATAGCCGTGGCCCACAAATGCGTTACCCTCGTCCACCTTGTCGAGTATGTGGCGCACACCGTCAGCAAGGTTCGGGGTTAACGCCCACCCGTAGTTTGGTGAAAACTCCATGAGTTGTTGTAGGGCTTTTACCACGGTTGCGCTTGCCCCGTCCTCTAGCAGCCTCATGACACAACGTAACCGTTACGCAGGTCACGCAGCACAGACTGTACGCCTAGCTGGAACGCTGCCTCGATTGGTGTGGTAGTAGCACTGACCGCAAGGCGGGTGTGCTTCTTCTCAAGCTCGGCGTAGACTTCTGGAGTCAGGCGCACTAGCTCTTTCTGTTGGGGTAGGTTAGACATAGGTAGTATAGGTACTGAATCAACTGAAGAAGAAGTCCGACTCAAGCACTTCCATGATGTCAAGCCCGCCCTTAGCAGGAGCAGGCGGCACGCATGGGTACTTGGCAGCAAGCTGGGCCGGTGGGTCGCACGCTAGGTACATCGCCACAAACTGCTTGCGGATAGTGTCGAACAACGCTTGGGCGTCGGCGGCGTGTGTGCCGTAGTCGTCGTGGATCATGGCTAAGGCAGTGATGCCTTGCCGCGCCGCGTCGGCTGTGGTTAGGTGTAGGTGGGCTGCGTCCAAGCTATGCACGAAGTTGGGTGCAAGGCCGCTGGCGTGCTTGGTTGCATCCGGCTTGTCAGTCTCCGACATAACCCGAATCTTCATAGGCCCATGCAGCCATGTGTTGATGCGGTGTACCTCGGCGGTGAAGTAATCCTGACAGGCAGTGAAGCCTGATGGCGTGGTCCAAGAGATAACCTGATCCCCGTCAGTCGGCATCTGCTTCATGATGACACGGGCACACTTACGCAGCCAGTCCATAGCCTCGCGACCCTTGACCACAACGTCACCGATGGCGGGCCACACTACGGACATGAGCAGCTTCGCAGCGCGTCGGTACTCTGACTTGTCGAACGTCGGGCCAAGACCTTCACGCAGGTAGTCGTCGATGATGTACTCAGTGGCCGACCGCTCGGTCACACCGTAGGGAGTGGTCATCACGCTGCGCTTGACTGCCTTGCGGCTAATGCCGTGGGCCAGCCACAGGGCCTTGAGCCGTGCCTCTTCCTCGTCAGCCGGGACCAGCGCCTCAAGGCGTATGGCCGCAGCCTTAGCCACGTTGTTGTAGATGTCCTCCATCACCGCGTTGTTGGTGAGGTTCGTAGCACGGCCACCCACCTCGTCACGGAACATAGCGCTAAGGTTCTGCAAGCCGTTGCAGCTACCGTCCATGCTGATAGGCAGGGCGCTAGCGAAGGTGCTGGGGCGGCGCACATACTCGGCGTACTCAAAGCACCAAGCCAAGAACTGTAGCGGGTCGCCCGCCTCAAGCCAGCCTTGGTTATTCACAGGGTCGTCAGCGAAGTTAATGATCTGGTCCTTGCGCTCAACTACCCAAGCCATACGCTCTTCCAGCGTGGCCTTGTCGAAGCCCCACTTGTTCGCACCCTGTACGTGGAACCACAGCACGCTACGATCATCGGTCAGGGGCTTAGCCTCAGCGAACTGGAGCAGTGCCTTGCTGAGGTCAGAGCCTTGTGGGTTCAGGCCATAGGTCAGAGGGTAGAAGCGGCCACGGCTGTCAGCGAAGTACACGAAGTAAATAGCGGGGTAGTCCCGGAACATCTCGGCGGCGCGGGTAGCTGCATAGAAGCGGGCATAGCGCACGCCCAACAGCTTACGTTGGGTGTGCCACTCGGCAGTCTCGCGCTTCCACAGCTTGAACTCTTCCTGCTTGTCGGCGGGCCACTCGTCCTTAGGCGCCTTGGTCCACTCTTCCTTCAGCCACTCGGGCTTGTTAGGAGCAGGCGTATCGTTCAGGCTAACGATCTCCTTGGTGCTGTACTCCTTGGCGATGGCGTACACCGTGTTGAGCATACGCACGTTGACTGCCCACGGCGTGCGCTGCAAAGCGTTAACCGCTTGGTACACGGTGGGCATGTCGGTCTGCTTGGCGAGGCGGCGGGCGGTAGCCCGGCCATGCACTAGCGTGGGGTTGATACGGCGCAGCGCCTGAGTGTGGAAGCCTCCGGTAATGCCGAAGCCCCAGTCCTCTGGCGGCTCGACGCACGGGCCGTACACCGGCATGGTGATAGACACGTATGCCTTAACCTTGTCGATCTGCTCAACCACCTCAGGGTGCAGGTAAACGTCGCGGGCCTCGCGCTTCTTACCGTTACGCACCTCGGCACCAATCTCGATCAGGCCAGCAGTCTCAAGCAAGCCCAGCAGGTAGAAGCCCACCTGCTCGCGGCTACCGATGTTCCACTCGGTTACGTCGATGCCCTTATCCTTAGCCTGCATCAGGAACACAGTCATCCGGTGGCGGTCGTTGCGGGACATGCGCCGCCCGAAGTCTGCCGCTAGCGTGTGGTAAAGCTCCGGGGCCTGCTCTTCGATCTGGGTGAGGATCAGTTCACGGTGGACCGTGCGGCCAATGCCGTAGGCAAGGTTGCGGTGGTGCTCGGGCTTGGAGCTAAGCAGCGTACTGAGGGAGTACCGGACAGCAAGGAGGGCGACTGCCTCGGCGTCGAGGCCCTCAAGCAAGATGAGGTGGGCCTTGCGGGAACCTGCCCGTTTAACAGCAAGGTCCGTTGTGATGGCGTCAGCAAGAGGTAGCACATATTCACGGAAAAGCTCCTTAGCGTATGGGTTGGTGTGGGCACGGCCTTGCTCTTCTGCACGGGCCATGCTGTTCTCGGCACGGTTGATACCACCTTGGTACATCCGTGTCTCTACTTCCTGCTGCGTCAATAGTGTCATGCGTCTGATCTAATCCCTAGGAATCGTGGCTCACGAAGGAAGCCGTTAACTGTCTTGCCCATAGCACCGACCTCGATGCGCTTGCCGATCCAACTGAACGGGTCGGTACACGCCTCGTCAACCTGCTCTTGCGTCAGGCCGGTGCTTACCTTCTGTACCTTGTCGTCAAGGACAAACTGGAGGGCGCATGTGTGCTTGCCTGTCTTGGCCCCAGTGCCTGCGTCAACACCGCATACCGTCACGGTGAAGCTGATGAGTGGCTTGACCTTGATGAACTCGCCGCCCTTACCGGCCCCCACTTGGTAGCGCCCATCGGCTTGTGCCAGTATCGCACCATCGTAGAACGAGTCGGTACGGGCCTTGAGGAAGCGGGCATAGGCATTAGCCTCACCGAGTACGTGAGACAGCGGGCCGTGGATAACCCGGTGGGTTGGCTCAATGATCTGGCTCGGAATCTGGCGCAGCTTAACCAACGACGATATGCGGTAAAGATACGCCCTGTCGGAGAACAGTTGGACGGGTGCGCTCTCGAAGCTGAGGTCGTTGTAGTCCCACTGCACGTAGTCGAAGGGTACGAAGTACAGCTCGGTGATGCGTCCAGTCTGTCGCCTGAAGCTACCGCTAATCTCGTTGAACTCCTTACCGGGGATCCACGCCTCGCCGCACACAGCTACACGGCCTGCGGGCAGATCGTAGTTGTCCTCAAAGGACCGCCCGATATGGTTGAGGGAGTACACAGTCTCGCCGGTGCGGCTGTACGCACGGATAAACTTACCGCCATCAAAGATTAGGACAGCGTGGCAACCATCGTACTTGGGGCTGAGCACCCAGCGTTCGCACTTCTCAAGTGCGGCCTTGGTCTTGACGCCGAGGTCATCAAGCTCTACTGCTTTGTGAACAATGTAATCAGCCAAGGTACTTCTCCGTGTTGTCTATAGCGGCTTCAATGATATTGACTGCCCGCTCAAAGGTTGTGTCTGCTGTCAGGCTTTCTGCTAGCGTAGCGTAGATGTC